CCTTAACCGCCCTAATAAAAGTTTCCTGGTCCGACTCGAGCCGCTCACGAGAAAAGCGAGTTTCACTTGGACAAGGATGCTTAGCAAAACTGAGCGTCGCGCCGTGGGCGAGCGAAGCGAAGCCGGCGCGCCGACGCGTGTAGGGAAGTCCCGCAGGGCCGCGCGGAGCGCGGGCCGAGGAGGCGACCCCACGAGGTCCCGCGAAGCGGGACCTCGCGAGGTTCACCCCCTTCCCACTTATCTACGTGGGGGGGGTGAATCACCGGGAAGGTGTTTTAACACTTGGTCGAGGGGGGGCGTTGTAGCTCTTTTTGTGAGTAATTTTTTTTTTTTAGCAGCTTTATTAAAACCCTCCCATGAGGAGTCTGCACATTTTTTGGTTTTCACGCCAGTTAGCAGTGGGGTAGTGTTTTGCTATTAAGTCAGCCAGTCTCTGATTCGCTTCCGCAGCTTGTGCCTGAAGTCTCGCTCTCGCTCGATCCGCTGGGCCAGGAGGGACAGCGTGTCTCCCGTTTGTACCTTTTCTTCTTCTGAGTCTGGCGACTGCCATAAGTCTTCGCTTCTCGATCTCTTCCGGCGTACGGCGCGGAGTTGAGTCGGCGGCGGCGAGCTGTCCGTCGTCGCCGGGCTGGACTCCCGGGAGGGTGGGTGGGGGAGTCCTGCAATATCGTCAGGAGAGAAGCCAAAAATTTGTTTGAGTTTGGCTTCGGTGATGAGACCTTGACGGGTAAGGTCCCATGGGTGGAGGCTCCAGTCACCGACGTGCTTGGGCGACTCAGGGACGCCGCGCGGTACTCTTCTTCGCTGCGGAGCATGGGCGGGATCGACCTGGCAGGGGTCCACGTTGATGGGTGGGCTAGGAGATATGCCTCCCCACCGCCAGAAGCTCTGATACCAGAAAGATAGGTTTATGTTCTTTTCAGGAAAGATGTCATTAGGGTTTAGTACAAATGGACCACCTTGTATTATATTTTGTATGCCAATACCATTGAGCATTTGTCCGCAGCTAACGTTAATCCATCTCTTTTTTTTTGCTGCTCCATCTAGTTCGTCTATATTAGTTTTACTGTTATCATCATAGTACCACCAAATGTAAAGGTCATTTTTGTCCCATTCGAGAAAAGTGGTTCCTGCTCCCCAAAAAGCTAACCAGTAAGGAACATTGATAGGTACAATATTGTCTGTGCTAGTCTTTTGGGCTACCGGAGGTAATACTCCAGTTTCATTGTTATATTGGTCGGTTCTATTTTTGGCTCCCCATTTATTATCTGTTCCATCATCCCACCACCACTTGTAAAATATTTTATTTCCTTCTCCAACACAATATTGTTCACTGTTCATTTGTGGCAGCATATCTGGATCTGAAAAGTGATTATAGTTATTTTTAGGTTGATATCCTATCCACCATCCGGTGGATACAGTTCCAATATGTAAAAATTGAGACTTTAAGTTAATGGGAGTAATTCCTACTCTAAACAGTGCAACTTCACACCAGTATTTCATAAAACTCCAAGTAGACGTTAAAGTGGAAGGTGGCGGTATCCACACCTTCCTCTTTCTGCCTCYAGGATTGACCAATAGTGATGGTACAAATATGTGGTTAGGTTGATGCATAATAACGGCCGGATGTATGCTTCTATATTGAATAGGATGCACTTCTCCAAAGTTTCTCTCCCACCATACCATATATGAAACGAACGGATGAGGTCTGAATGTTAGTTTTGTTCCGGAATACTTCGCGAGATCAAAACCGTCATTTGATCTCGACCACGTATTCCGCATTTTGAGCCATTCCTTGTATAAGAGTCCCAAAGTAAAATGCATGAGAGTCACACAACCTTCCATAGTGAAGAAGTGTCCGTACTCTCCTTGTTTTGCAGGTATCCACTTATACATAGGATAAGTCACAAAAGCTGAATGTGCCCACATGGCAGGAAACCAGCCGCGAATAATACATTTCGCCTGGTGTTGAGGCTGCCACTGGATTATTTTTTTAGGTCTGACCCTTCTAGGCCTCCTCCTCCGCCTTCGCCTCCTCACCTTTCTCCGGTACGTGTATCGTCTTCTTCTGAAAATCCGAGGTCGAAATGAACGGCCACCTCGTCTGGGACACCACCTTCTTCTCCAGTACGGTCTCCACCTCCGGTAGAAGAACGCCATGTCGAATCGGTCTTCCGGACGTGTTCACGCCAGTCGTTGCATTTGCACCACAGAGAGTGAGTCAGCAGGCAGGACTCCAACCAGAGTGTTTCGGAGTGTCCTGCGTCTGCAGACTGTCCCTCCGGACTGCCCATCTGCCGATACTCGCCTTTGCCCGATAGGCCCCTTGACTCCGGACAAGCTCCGCTGGTCCTCCGGCACCCGCCCACGGCGTCAAAGCGACTCCGCTTACAGCTCCGTCTTGATTGACCGTATGGCAGAATAAACTCTACCATTCGTCACCCCATGTAATTATATAGACTAAAAAGAGGAAGTGAATCTGATTGGCTGGGCCCTATGCAAATGAAGGATTGTAAATGGACCAATCAGTACTTGCCACGTGTTAAACACTGATTGGGGGGTTTTAGGGGGGCTCCGCCCCCCTAAAGGGGGGGGGTTAGGGG